ATGAGAGATATTGAGAAAGAAATTATCGATTTTATCGATCAGGAATATAACACTAAAAAGTACTTTCTCTGTGGGCCAAAGCGAACCATCACGCTTGATACCAGTATTAGGGATGATCTAAAACTCGTTTTTGAAGATAGTGAAGAACTTCTACAAGAGTACTTCAAGCGTTGGAATGTAGATTCAGAAGGATTTGACATACTCAACTATCTGAATCCAGAGTACTTTGGAAGTAAAGAGCCTGATCCGCGTAAGCCACTAACAGTTGGTATGCTCGTTGAAAGTGCTAAAGCTGGACGTTGGTTATATAGTTGAAGAATAAAGTTACTATATTTTAAATACCCCTTATTTGGGCTGAATCGCCACGGATAACCTGGACACTTCTGAGTCGTTGGTAGATCTTTTTCTTTATCCGTTCACGCTTCAGTAGCTGGAAAAAGCTTTCTGCAACCGCATTGTCATAACAGTTGCCACGACGGCTCATACTGCCTTCCAGTCCGTGCGATTTCAGCCATTCATAGCGGGTGTACTGACTACCCTGATCAGAATGAACCAGCACCTGTTTTTGGGAATGACGTCGCCACACGGCCATCAGAAGCGCATTCAGGACAATGTCTTTTGTCATTCGTGGTTGCATTGACCAACCGATAACTTTGCGCGAGAACAAATCAACGACCACGGCAAGATACAGCCAACCTTCGTGGGTTCATGATTACGTCAAATTTGCCGCCAGAAGCTGTGCACTACACAGAAAACTCATCTATGCACATAAATAAAAACCCTCTGCAAAAACAGAGGGTTAAATTCACTTTTACCTGTTCATGAAAACACAGGAAGGATTATCGGCTTATTCCCACTCAATTATTTACGGTAAGCATAACCAATTGACTGGTAACAACTTTCCTGAAACCGATTTTTACCATACCGTTTTATATACCGTCACCGGAAATCAGTGACCCGCTTTCAGGGAGTCGTACTGACGCTCGCATGTGAGTCCTGCAGACCGATATCGCTCAGCCTCTTCTGCTGCTGCGATGTAAGATCGGTTGCTTTCTTCAAGCATGTCGGCGAGCACACCGATGACCTTACTGGCTGGCGTGCCAGTGGGGAAAGATCCGGTATAGTGTTCAGCGAGTCGCTTGGTTTTGTCAAGCTCGGCGCGCAGGCCGTCAGCAGCGGCATTAGCATGCTCAGCGTCAACACGCGCCACATCGATACGGGATTGTGCTTCACGTTCAATTTGCGCCTTCTCCTTATCACGTTGCGACCTAGCCTTATCATCAGCCTGTTTCTGATCTGCCTGCGCTTTCGCATATCCGGCGGCGTACAGCCGGTCACCGTGTTCATTCCAGGCAACCCTGACGCCGATCACCAGAGCAGCAAGCATCGCCACGATAAGCAACTGTTTCCAGTATGCTTTCATGAATACTCTGATCATGATTCACTCACCGATAATGAGCCGGTCATCAAAGGCAATTGCCGGTTGTCTTTGGCAACATTAACAGGCCAGCGATAACCAGTTACACGGGAACGCGAGAATGCACGAATATTGATGGCGTCGGACTGGTTGCCACCGAGAACCATCAGGTCGCCGTTCTGTTGCTGTCCGACAACAAACCCGACATGTCCGCCACCGTCACGATTGAATACCACTACACACCCATAAGCTGGTTCGCTAATTTCGACGCCCCAGTTGAGGTAAGATTTTGCAGACTCGAAACGGGTTGATTTTATTCCGACACGCTCGAGCATTGATCCGACGTATGCAGCACACCATGGCGTTTCATCATCTTTGATACCACCTCGTTTAATATCCTTCCAGAACTGGAGAATTAGAGGATTATGACGAGGGCCTTTGATTTCCAGTTGCCCTATATATTTTCTTCCTTCAGAAATCCATGCAAGTTCACTCATGTTGAGACCTCGATATTTTGAATATCTGCACGACGTTACCGCGTGTCTTCAGAACGGCGGCAAGCATGACAGCGTTGATGATGACCTCTGATAAATCAGCGGCCATTGGTGTGTGATACCAGATTGCATATGCGGCGCGGACGGGGATGCTGGCTGATGCCACGATAAGGAAGTAGGCTATCCAACCACCCCACCGGCGGTGTTGCGATCCATTACGCCTGAAGGTTCCGACGCGGATTGCTATCGCAGAACAGATAACCGCATTGGCAATGAGTAAAAGCAGCTCATGAGTTGTCATCGTCTTTTCTCCCCGGGATTAAATCGCGTGGATTGTCTGAACGGTGATAGAGCCAGATACCAATACGTACTGCGACGATTGCCGACACGAACGCGCCAGCAGAGAAGACGATCCCTTTCTCAAATGAATCCTGTGTGATAGTTGGGATCAGGCTGGCTACGCCGATAAGGATTGATGCAGTTGGTTTGTAGAAGAGAAGCCCGCAGAGGAAGCTGAGCATCGACAGGAGAACCCGGCGGCGTATTGGATACTCAACTGCTGAGGTAATAAATATTACCGCTCCAGACAAAGCACCTAAAGCAACCTCCGGAGGAACCCCTGCAATTACAGCAGCAAGAGACCCCATGCTAAGCCACTGATTTAAAGACTCACTGGTTAGCTGAGCTGACATAGCAACCACCGTTTACTGTGCATAATGAACCCCCTTAGTTGGTGAGTTTATCATACACAATAAACCATATACGGAGTGACGCAATCTATAAACATAGCAAGAAAATTACCCATATGGTAAAATTGTAGGAATGAAAATGCGCACCATCACAGGACTATGTAATGAAGATAGTGATTAACATTTTATTTTTATTTATTTCTGCTCATGTTATTGTTTATTTCGTTGCTGGGAAAAATGATGTTATATCAAATTTAATAGCTGCCATTGAGATGGTGTCAATAATGGCATTCATATATTCAAAAACAAAAATAAAACCAGAGACTGAAGAAAAACAAAGCAATTCAAAATTACAGAAACGCTGCGAATAATTCGGAATGAAAATGCAAGAGATTAATTTTAAAAGTCCATTTATCACATCAAGATCAAGGGTAATTTCTCATTTAATCGGTCTTTCTATGGTTTCGATTTTTTTGCCAATAAAAATATACCCAGTAGTATTCGCAGTTTCTTTGCTTATGATGTTGTATAGAATATCACTGAAATTTTATGTTTTTTCTTTTTTTGCGTCATTGATACTATTGTTAATTGTTTTCACTTCTACTTATACAATTCAGGATGATGAAACAGTCACGGCAATTATAAAATCAATATTAGGAATATCATTCTTAATTATATCAAGTATATTTAGTTATGAAAAAACCAATAGTATTGAAATGCTAAAAATAATACACAAATATATTAGTGCTATTATTTTACTTTGTTTTATACAAGTTGTTTTTTTACACGCACAGTCCGGAGGATATGGGTTAACCGCCAGCGACTCATATACTGCCGGGTTTATATTCGACAGCGATTATGCGCTTTTTGGTGGAAATGATAAAAACATGTTCGGCGCAAAAGTTGCTTTATTCGGCATCCTGCAATACATATTACATAAATCAATATATAAAAAAGGAGCGGTAATATGGATGCTAATAGTATTAATTACCGGCTTCTTAAGCATGTCACGGACACCGGTGGCATTTCTTATAGCTATACTGGCTCTTTATAAAATATCATCAAGCCGTGGCGTTGCTATGAAAATAGTTGCTGCGTTTTTTGTGATAACTGTTTTGGCTATCGCTTCACCTTATATATTTGACTACCTAAGATTGTCCTCTATAAATCAAGGTCAACTCTCTGATGGTATGTCAATAAGGATATTGTACTGGATCGCTGTTATTTCAAATACTGATGTTATAGGGCTGTTTGGCAATGGCTTATTATCAGCGAGAGATTTTCTTCCAAAATACAGCGCGTATTATAATGGAGAACCAAATGTCCACAATCTGTATTTAAATACTTATTTGGATTTAGGTGCAATTGGCGTTGCATTTTATATAGCAATGATAATTTCTCTTTTCATATATCTTAAAAACCTTAATCCACAACTAGCCTTTGTATTTATTGCATCATCATTTGTGATGTCTTGCACCTTATATACAGCGTATGACATAGAGATGTGGTGCTTCCTTTCTTTATCTGTTGTGATCTCGCGATTAATAAGAACGTCAAGATAAAAAATCTGGTGGGTGTAATAGCCCACCAGATATAATTTAATTACCCACCCCACCCCTTCGACTTAATAAACTGAGCAATAAAATCAGCGTTCACTTTTGCACCCACATACAAGCCATTTGGCTGTAGTGTTTCAGATGGGTGCAGGTCATCTGCACGAAGAGATCGAGGGGTTATACCGTTAGCAATATCAGTTACATCGCCTGCATAGGATGGATTATATTTGCTTTTAAAGTTCTGCAATAAATCAACGCCACTAATTTGGCAATAGTTATCTGGAAAAGCGGATTTCAGGTTGTTATTGAGAGCTGCTAAATTTGTAGCTCCAGTAGTTCCCGTTGTCTCCGTATCATAAGGAAACTCAGGGCAAATAACAAAGCGCTGGGTATGCATATTAGCAACCATGGTATGCAACTCTGACACATATCTAGCATAGTCAGTTGAGTTACGACCGCCCCAAACGATATAGATATCATCCCTATGCAGCGAGTGCTTACGCCCTGCTGGGATAGTATTTGTATTAAATCTTGTATACGGCCGCATAGCAAATGTTGCAGTTGTTGACACACTTACCGCGCTACCAGCAGAATCACGCGTAAATACAAGCTGAGTCTCACCAGTTCCCGGGTTTACCAGCGTTGTTGAAAATGTACCGTCGACACCTCCAAAGATACATTTCCCCGTAGCACCGTTCCAGAATATACCTACTTCCGTAGGCGTAAGAGCGACTGAACCAGACGCAGGTATTGAACCGCCTACAGGCGCATATTGTCGTGTTATTGCCTCTTGCGACATGGCAACTTCAACATCACTAGCCCCGCCCCTGGCGAAGTTGTATATATCGGTACCAAGCAGCCGGTTCAACTCTGTGCTCATAACATCACTGGTGCAGAAGCTATGTCCAACCACAGTAACTGAACGGCTAAAGTTATATGGAATTATTTCAATATCGCCAACCATACGTAGATCCGAATTAGCCATAAAATACTCTAGTAAATCATCTTTAGCTAATCCATCAGCCAGTCTGTATACACGCAATTGGTCCGCGCTATCACCGATATTTACGTATGGCTGCGCCCGTTGCATTGTAGTATTCAGGTTGTTATAGAACTCCGTTCGTACGTTGTGATGGCGAACACTAGAACCACTAAGCCCCGGTATATACCCTATTGTCAGGCTTCCGCTTGGGGATGAGACAGACTGGGCCAAGATAGATAAACTTAGGCTAAACACATTTCCGTTAGCGGTTAACTTTCCAGAACTGTTACCCAGTGTCACACCTGACCCGCCTATGAGTTGCGGTGTGAATGCGAACTCAGTAGGGATATCGATATTATTAACAGCATATAGTTCTGGATTTGGAATATATGTCTTCCCTGTGGGGGATAACACATTATCCCGGACCTGGTTTCCTCTGGCAGTGTCTGTAATGTTTAACGTAAAACCGCTGATCTGATCATCAGATTCTAGGGTCTTACACCGGTTACCGTTTACCTGATTACCGGTTGGCGCTGCTTTTTCACCGCCGTCTGCTAACGTCAGGCACACGCAGGAATCAAAATGCCCAGCGAACATAGACCTATAATCATCAGTAAACCAGGAGTTATTGTTATTTATTATGCTATCCCGAACGCCAGCTAACCATATGTTAGCCGCTCGGTTGTTATGCACTATGTTGTCGGTGATTATATTTTCATAAACATCACTATTAGCAAGACGCTGTACAACCCCAAAATCTATACCGCGATTCCAGTTTCCATGTATATGGTTATTAGCAATCCTGTTCTTGGCGAAAATCCCCCCGTTGCCACCAGCATAGATACCACTCTGACCATTATCCTCAAACTCATTACCATCAATCAGATATCCGGTTGCAACGCCAAGCCATTCACCGCCGCCAACAATACCATCCCAGTAGTTACTGGTATCGTCCCACGGCTTGGCTTCAGAAGACATCCGGTAATGGTTACTCACATAGTTTCCGAGTACCCAACCGTCTTTCCCTTCGAGAGATATACCGAATTTATTATACTCTACCCGGCACTTACTGATGGTATTTCGCGTACCATAGTCCCGGATGCCAACACCGCTCCCATCTGCATTAGAGGTATGTAAACCTTTCGCGAAGAAACCACTGATAGAGACATTCTCTAAAACACAATCATTCCCATTAAGTAGGATGCCATCTTGTCTTATCGTGGAACTACTGGGTTGATTTAAACCACGAATAAAACCACCATTCCAGCAAATATTATCTCCATTAAAAATAACAGCAGCATGCCCAGCCGGTGCTGATGAAATGAAACCACAATCGGAGTTCAATGCAAATACATTAATTGCTGATGAAATTGTAAGGCTATCAGAAACTGAAAAAATTCTATTAATACATAGTTTGGAATTTTTATTTTCACAATGAATAATTGCATTTTGAAGAGCCAGGGTGGCATCAGTCACACCATCAGTTGGTGCATAAAATGGTGCGTCAGTTGGATAAACAACGTTCTGAAGTTTTTCACCAACCATTCCTGGGTTGTAATTATTGCTGTGTGAAAATCCGACTAAACCAGCCCCAGATGGTTTAGCAAGTTCGATCAATACATCTGATGCTGAACCAGATTGCGGGATGATAACAATTGCATTTCCATTGCTATCAAAAGCAGGAATTTTGTTAGCCCGATCCAGCGATGATGGTAGAGTGTTTATTTGCTCAGGAACTCTAAGCGTTCTACTAAAAAGATTATCCGCATAGGAATTATTACCTTCACTAAGGCTATCAACATAATTTTTCGTTGCTGCATCCTGAGGCCGTGACGGGTCACGAAGATTGCGGATGTAGTTGCCAAGCGCATCATAGTAGTTGGCTACAAATGATGGCTTACGCAGGGAGAGACGCAGCCAACTAATAGCCTGCTGAATCAACATCGTTAGTTTATCGAAAGCGTCCTCATGCACTTCTGCGAAAAATTTTCCCTGATTACGTAGGTCGGTTTCCTGCGTCACTGGCAGTACGCGTGATATTGATATTTGGTATCCACTTGTCAGTGGTGTTGACAGTATTACGTTTCCGCCTGTATACCCTCCCGCACCTGTAACGGTATAATCTGTATCAAGAATCAGCTCTGTGATGTTCTCGTCCAGGTCAACAACCTGCACAACCAGATCAGACTTCTGAAAAATTCGGAAGGTATAAGGGAAAGACGTCGTTACCCCGTTCCCTGTGTAATCGTTGTGGTCAACTTCGGTTGAAACCGTCATGTCATTTTCTCCAGATTGCTTTTGCGCCCGGCGCGCATGCACTCTGGATCATTCTATTACCCAATAAACCTTATATGAATCGTTTAGGTATTAATCAGTTGCTTTATTACCTTACAGGTAATTTGCATTTCATGCTGGATAGTCCTGATATCTTCTGCTACTGTATGTTTATACAGTGATTGCATGGAGAAGAAGAGATGCAACGGCAGTATCACCATCCGCTGGAAGAAGGATTTGAGGAAAGAATACACACGCCGGTAGGCGTTAGATCCCTGGTGGAGGACTCGCATCTGATGAAGTTGCTGCGGGAACTCGATAAAGATGGCTTCAATGTTGATGGGCCACTTGCTGAACTGGTTGCGCTTGTGAATTACGTCACAAGTTCTCAAATGAATATGCAGGATCTGCAAACACATCTCGATTACTGTGCCGAACAGTTACGCAAGCAAACCACTTAATGAAAAATAAAAGGCCGCTTCTGCGGCCTTTGTGACATGTCACGATCATACTATGACAATCCTATGTATCCTGCTACACCAGATAATATAAGAACAACTGCGACGGCAAATTCCCCATCTTCAATGATACCTTTACGGTTCATTACGCCAAGCGCGACAAGTGCCAAACAACAAGAATAAAAACAATCATTTTCGCATCCTTATTGCGGAGTAACATCCTGCGGTCGCCACCAGTATGTTTGATTAAAGTTCTTCTTCGATCTCTGCTCCACCTTGCGCAGGTAGCCAGGGGAAAAATACTCCTGCATCTGGTTAAAGATCATATGATCAAGAGCTGCTTTCAGGTACCAGATATTAGCACCAGGTGTCAGTCCTTTGCCAAGCTTAACCAGATCCCCGCCTGTCTGCTCGCTCTTGCCCTCAATCGCATTCAGCGGGATTCCCTGCCCGATTTTGATAACGTCGTCGACCAGACCAGCTACCGGTCCGAGCATTGAAGCCAGTGCACCGCTACCGTACCGGGTGTGGTCCGACAGCAGGAAATCACCGTACAAGCCAAGACCACCACCTTTCAGTAATGCACCAAGCCAGAATTTAGCGGCATCTTTACCAGCCATTTCCCTCGGGTTTCGACCTGATGCCATGTCGTTAAGTTGCTGAGAGAGCGCACCAAGTAGCGTCGTGCTGGCGATGAATGTCGCAATATAAGCTGCACGGCCACCAGCAGAAGGAATCCCCATAGCACGATGCCAGTGACGCATAACCACCGAAATTGGAAAAGATTTAAACAAAAAAACACTGCGCGTCAATTCCCCTTTCCAGGTTCCACGCTGAATACCAGATCCTGTAAACACCTGTTCACGCACACCCGGAGTTATCACAGCCATGTCAACTTCTTCTGTCACCGCTCCGAGCAGCTTACGCATTGCTTCAAACTTCACGCGCTCCGGTGATCCAAGGTGCTGCACAGCAGAATCAGGAATGCGCATGATACTTTCTGGAGTAAGCATCGTATTGTTGCCTTTACCCCAGTCTTCCTGCTGAGCCAGTTTCCACACGCTCCAGTCTGTATCGGTGATCCCTTTACTTTTCAGAATGCGAAAATCGTCATTTGAGAGACTTTTCAGATCTGGCGTTCTGTTAACAACGTCGCCAAGACTACCCATCATTGTCACGCCATAGGCGCGCTTGTGCGCGTCGGACCACGCAGTTAATCCACTGGCGCGCATAACCGCAGTTGCAGCCCACCGGGATACAGACGGCCCCATATTATCCATCGCCCAGCGGTTAACGCTGCCGAGCAGTGATTCCATAGCCAAGCCAGCACGACGAGCCCTTGCAAGCTCAGTGCGATTCGTTGGGTCCATAGCTTCAAGCTGGTTACGGAATAGCTGATTCATCGGAAGGTTGGTAACCTTCGCTGACAGGTACATGGTTCCAAGATCAGAAAACGATGACAACAGCGCAGAACCGAGACGACTGGCAACCATCCAGTTGCGGATGTTATCCGACCAGCGCGCAATATGCGGGTTTGCAACAGGCTGAGTTTTACCAGAAATAAAGTTATACAGGTTCTCAGTATTGTTTGCCTGGCGCTCTATGCGACCGGTATCCTGCGGGTTAGCCGTAGCTGTCTCTGATTTCGTCTGATCCAGCAGTGAGCGGAACACGTGATCAGGGTTTGGCCCGTAGGTTTCCACCAGCGCAATGTCTTTACTGATACCTTCCAGGTGCCCTACCATGATTTCCCAGAGTGACCGGTCGCCATACATCTGCTGGTACTGAAGGTATGAATCAGCGTCTTTAAAGTGGATCTGGCGTGAGGCGTTGCCACGGTTTGCCCGCGCACCGGAAATACGCATACCGGTATCAGTGAGTTTATTCAGGCCACCTGTGGCAATCGTGTTATAGGCTTCACCGAGAAAAGCTGATAACTCAGTATCATTCATCAACTGGCCGTCGGCGCGTGTGTAATATTTGCGATCTAGTTTACCAATCACATCACTTACCCACTTATCCTTCGATACTGCCCCAACCTTTTCCATAGAATGGTGCTGAGGTATACCCCAGTTTTCCAGATAGCCGATATCACCACCAGCATCATTAAACCTGCGGCGCAGTAGCTCAGTAACTTCGCCCCAGGCTTTCGCCCCTTTCATGGCTTTCGCATTGCCGGTTTTCTGGCCGCGCATCTCAAACACCAGATCACGGACTCCGGCTTCATCTTCAAACAGACCGAAGAAACGAGGATCAACAGCCTCGAACGCCTCCTGTAACTGGCTTAATGCGTAATCACGGGTCGCTTTCGTGCGTGACTCAACAGAGAGAAAGTTTGATTTCCCGTCAGCGCTGAAGGCGATAGTGCGGTTGAGTGCGCCTAGCTTTCCGTCAGCACCCTGATAACTGTTAATGAAGTTGTCCAGGCGCTGACGCGCTGCGATGGTAAGCGCGACACGGCGTTTTTTCAGTGCCGCCTCACGCTGCAACTCTTCAGCCGCCAGTTGCCCGGCTCGGCGCAGGCGTTCAGCGTCGTTAAGTTGACGCCATGACATCGGATCGTCACGGGCAATAGATCGCATATTGCGGTAAATGCGGTCTTCGATATTCTGTATTTCTCGGGCTGTAAGAGTGCGCTGTGCTGCCTGTTGCACGGCCTGAATACATTCCTGTCTCATTCAATTATCCTCTCAAGAAACACGCTACAGCCACGTCAAAAAGGCTGGAATCCTGTATTGCCTGCTCATTCTCTTTGCTCGCTTCGTCCAGCACTTCCCTAGCGCTTCTCGACTGCGGGTTTCCTTCATCATCCAGGACGGTGATCATCATGTCCGGAGACTCAACCAGTGAATCTTCAGCGATACGAAGATCCATATCTCCTGCCTGTTCAGCCGTTGGCTTTTGCTCTGCCTGTCGCAATACAGCACCTGGTTCAAAAGGTGCAGCCTCGTCAGGAGTCCGTACTTCTGCTGTTTTATAGAATGACATGGCCTGTGCGTTAAGATCGCTTTCTGCCTGCTGGCGTCGTGCAAGCTCTGCCCTAGCCTCGAAGAACTCCCCGCCAGGCTCATGAGGTGACAGCGCGTTACGCGAGAATTCGAGGCGGCCTTGTGCCTCTGTAATGCGCTGATCAATATCGCGTAATCTGGATTGCTTTTCAGAGCGTGACTGTGCCAGTTCCTTTCCGCTTCCCTTTGGTTCTTCAGAAAGGATTTGGTTACGTTGCTCAGTCAGGTTATCAATAATGCGCTGACTGTTGGCGATTTCAGACTGGTACACCTGACGATCACCGCGCGGTAAAACCTGTGCAGCCTGATCTTCAAGAGTTCTTGTCTCAACTGCGCGAGCCGCCGCCCCCTCATCCGCCCTGAAGAGGACCTCATCGATGGACTGCGCGATCAGGTTGCGGCGCCCGGGTACATCACTAAATGATGCTGGTTCGGCAATGCTTGCCACATCAACTGCACGGCCCTGGCTTACGTCATTCATCGCCTTCTGTAGTGCCTGTATATGCGCATCACGTGACAGGACATTAACCGGAACACCAGGAGCAACATCAATCTCAGCGTGATGTGAGGCATTGGCTGCCAGCGCTGCATCCACCTCAGCCGGGGAAAATTCAGGAGTTGCAGCGCTCTCACCGCGGGCGTTCAGGAACCTACCTACACCACCAAATGCCACACCAAGAACCGCATCGATGGCGATAGACTGGCGATCAAACACATCGTACTGAGCCGCCATTTCGTTATAACCGCCATCACGCAGCGTCTTTGCAGTAAGTCCGCGCTGCGCCATCCCAAAGGCAATGTTAGTTCCGGCTGCGTATGCGATATCTGGAGCTGCTCGAACAGCAGTAGCTGCAACATTACGCACAGCACTTTCACCTTTCCTCGCTAGTTGTGCGCCAACACTTTCTGCCAGCGCACCACCAGCGCGCAGACCGAGGCTCATGGGGATCAATGTACCAGCTCCAGCCGTGACACCTTGCACAAGACCAGCTTCCTGAGCAGTCCTGAAATCTACTCCCTGAGCAGTCAAGCGTTCAAACTCAGAGAATCCCTGCAACGAAGTGACGGCCGCCGCACCACCTGCCGGACCAGAAAGCAGTGTTCCTAATACCGCCTGTCCGCCCATATCGAAAAGACCATGAAGAACCTGCCCAGCAGTGCCTGTCGTTGCTGCATCAGGAGTCAGGCGCTTAACTTGCTGCTCTGCGAGTTTTCGCTGTTCGCCGATGTATTCAGCCGATGTATCATTGATGGAAGTGTTTTCGTTAACAAACTTAGCGATGGGTGAAACGATCTTATCCATTCCAGCCCAAAGAAGCTGGTCTGGTTTGGCAACCAGTCCAGAGTACAGGCCAGAAACAGCAGCAGTACCTGAGTTATCGAAGAAACCGACATCGGTATTAAACCCTGCTGGGTTAGATGCCGCTTCATCCAGTTGCTGATTCTGGTTAACTGCGTTGAGACCAAAGTAACTCATTGCGGGATCCCCTCTGAGAATCTCTGGCGCTGTTGGGTAAGGTCGATGACGACAGGAGTTCCATCATCTTTCAGCAAATACCCAGTGCCGAGTTTCACCAGATACTGGCTATCTCCATAGCTTTGCAGACCGTACTGGCCTGGCGGTGCTTTAATTCCTGCGCCAGTCACCTGAGTTTTCCATGCCTGATCAACTTGTTTATCAAATTGCTCGGCAGACATCCCCCAAGGCAACAGAACACTGCCCATGCCGTTATAATCGTGCACGCCACCAGTAGCTACGTTAACAGCCTGCTTCCATGTGTCACTGTCAATTTCACCCGAAACAACACCCTTCTTCGCCATCACCCCAGCGTAATAGTCCTTTGCTATCTCATAGGCCATTGATGCACCCTGCGCGTCACCGGCAAATGCATCCTTCACCATGTCAGAGAACTCTAGTCGCAGATCGTTATCCTTCGGCATTGGGATGCCCTTAGCATCATCAGTTCCTTTACGCGCCGCAGCACCGGACAGGATGGTTTGCGCTGCTGTTTCTGGTGATACAGAAACATCAGGGTTAAACCAGTTTTTCTCCGCTACCACTCCTCCTGGCTTATCCATAAGGATCCCAGCTACCGCTGCTGATGGCGCATTGGTGCTTATCTGCTGAAGCGCTGACATATATACCTGACCGCCCCCGGTGCTCTGCCGAATAGTGTCGAGATATGCAGACTGCTGAGAAACTGGTGCATCGCGGAAGAAAGCCCCGATCTGATTCGCCTCTTCTTTGGAAAAGAACGTCAGCGGCGTACCGTATGATTTAGCCAGATCTACAGCCTGAGAAGCCCGAAGGGCAATCGTCTGGCTGAAATTGTTCTGGTTGGTCATGTCGATAGGCTTTGTTTGCCCGGAAGAAAGTGAAAACTGAATTGGGTCTGCTTTACGTTGCGCGAGGACAGTACTTGCCGCAGAGACAACGGCGTCATAGGTTTGGGCACGTGCTGCATATCCTTCACCAGTTTCACCGGTATCTGGCTTCAGGTTTTCTACTGCCGCCTGAATGCTGCTGGTCGGCATGTTGCGAAACGATCCGATGTACTGCCCGGCGATCTGCGTGTTGCGAAACTCGGTATAGCGTAGATTCCCCTCCCGCACGCCGTAGGCGGCGAGGAAGTCGTTCTGCGTAGGAGCATCAGGGAAGTCAACGCCGCGCATGTATGCTGCGCTGGCATCACGCACACGACTGTCGATTTTAGTGCGATATTCCGCCTGTTGCTGCTTACGAATCTGGTCAGCCTGACGAAGGAATGTCGCCTGGGCTTCCGGAGATGCAGCGTCAAATGCCGCGTTGCCCGTGTAGCGTTTGGTGCTGGTAGGCAGTTGTGACAGACCGATAGCCGCGCTAACACCGGTAGCAAGTTGCTGATCACTGTACGGCTGGCTGCCGTTCTCATGTTGGATAATGGAGGCACACAAAGCCTTTAGCGTATCAGGGTTTGATGCGTCAAGCGGTTGGTCAGGAGTCACGCCGAGTTGAGCACATACTGCCTGAATGTATGCTTCGGTGTTGTTATTGTCAGAAGGCGGTGCCCAGCGATTAATGATGTCGTTTACAGTATCAATACCCTGCCTCTGGTACGAAAGCAGGTTGCGACCAAGCGCCCGAATGCCGTGCTCTGGTGTTTCGAATTTGGCAAAGCGACCATCATCACCGGTCTGGCCTACCCACGGATTGGTTTTGCTGTATTCGAGGTTTCCTGGGTTATTGTTGCGAATACCACGGGCGCTATCACCAGAACCACCTTCTGATACTGCACGGCGGGAACCAGTAACCGTATCGCTTAACTCGCCGTTGCTCTGGATGAACTCAATCGAGTTGTTTGCCGACCACTGAGAAAGGGATGCATCGGCGACCTTCTCTTTGAACTCAATCTTTTTGGCCTGAATCTGTTCAGGGCTCCAGCCATGCGCGGTACCATAATCTTCGATCTGCTGGAAAGTTTGCTGGTTGTAGAGAACATAATTGGCATTATCACCATAGGCGGCAGCAGCCAGTTTCCCGTTATTCGCCAGAGTCGCCTGGAACTGACCTTCTTCATAGGCATTGAGTTGGCTTATCTCATGCCTGCCAGCCTGGGTGGTGAACTGAATGCGCTGCTGCTGAGCCTGCTGCATAAAACCAGCCCGGGCACCTTCCGGCAATGTCATCGCGATCTGCTCTGCCTGAGCATCGAACTGCTGGGTATAAACCTGCCCTTTACCAAGAGCGTTCTTACCCTGCATGTTTAGCAGCCCGGTATCCGGGTTGGTTAGCAGATCACTGGAAATCTGGCTGAGTTGCAATGATGCATCCTGAGCCTGAGCAACATCCGCGCGCTGTTTTGCCTGAGCAAAAACATCAAGTGCTTTACCACCAACCTGCGTCAGGGCATCTCCGATATTTGGCTGATCGAATGCCTGAAAACCAGGAGACTGAAACCCTCTGCTTTCGACCTGACGACCGGTGACTGTTGGTACTGTTGGCATTTCTATGTCTCCTTATCGACCGGTTGGTGTGCCGATGGCAGCGCTGATCGGTGCCGCTTTGCTTTGAGTGAATGGTGACCACGTTCCGCCGCCCATCTGGTAAGCGCCGTATGCCTGAAGTGGAGCAGTCAGCAATGTAGTGAATGCGCCCATATTCCCCTGCTTGCGTGCTGAGCTGGCCTGAGCTTTGTAGTTTTCAGCCTGAACCTGATAGCCATATGCTTCACGCTGAGCGTTATTAACTGTAGTCAGCGCATCAAGCGCGCCAAACTGAGCTGTATCGCCAAAGATATCAAGCGCTCCACCAGTGGAGAGATCAGCACCAGTTGCGCCCATTGTTGCCGCCTGGGTGCCAGCAGCCTGACGGTTACGACGACGAACCTCATCAGCCTGAGCATTACCACGGTTGATAGAATCCTGTGCCTGTGCCGTGGCCACTTCTGCATTTTGCTCGGCAACAGCAGACGAATACTTACCTTGCTGGTACTGGTTGTATGCTGAAACGCCACTTAATGCGACACTGGCGCCAGCGAGAGCGATAGCCGGGCTGCACATTATTTTCTCTCCATGTGGAAACGGTGAAACGGTAGGTTTTTAATGCCATATGGCTGAGGTTCATCGATGGTGAACCCAAGCCAGTGAAGCCAGATGCGCGCAGTGTGGTTACGCGCATCAACATAATTTTCAAGATACGGGTAAACAGTCAGCATTGCATTGACCACTTTCCCGCACCGGCGCAGGAAGGTGCGCTGGTATTTCTCCAGCGCTTCAGTACCCACCAGCCATGGTATGCCGCTGCCACCGATCATCGATGCTGGTGCCACGCCAAAGACAGTCACCACCTCACCGTTAATCAATCCGGCACAGCAAAATGTTGACGTGCGTAGACCGGTCTCCAGCACGCGGCGCGGACTCCAACCGTTGGTTGCAAGAAACTCATCGATATCAGCCTGGCGAACAAGCGGAATAATGGCTTCGATATGCTCTGCTGTAGCGGGTACGATCTGAGCTTTAATCATCAGAAGTCTCCGACAGTAAGGCGAGGCAATACAGCAAGAACAGAAAGCGGAAGTGGGTCAAGCTGGCGAACCTTAACGCGTCCGTTTTTATCCCAGTTGCTGTCTAGTTTCACTTCAACCTTGCCGGTAGCGTCATCAACAGGATCATCGTAGAACTCAAATTCACGCTGCGGATATTCATACCAAGTTCCGCCAGGCGTTGTTGCCCAGATTCCACGGCTTGCGTTGACCACCATCGTGACAGTTGGGATGACCTGCTTTTTATCCAGCAGCGTTTCCTGCCCGTTGATATTGATGTCCAGCGTTTCGAATTCAGCGGTGATAGGCAGCCCAATATGCACAACTGCGCCGGGTGACTCCAGCGTGACTGATCCACCAGTTACTGTTTTCTGTGGTTCAACGCTGGCATCTGACAGGATGTTTACCGTCTGACCTTCGAGGTGCGACAGGCCACCGAACGTCTGGCGCGCCATCTGCCAGTTAGTTGTAGGCACGTTGCGGAGTATCGCCGGAACGTTGCGATTGAATCGGACGGTAACTGCGGTATTGCTTGTTACCGAGATGATATCGCCGCGCAGCTCTTTAGCCACCGGTTCATTGGTGTCTGGATCCGTTTCGGTATAAGGGAACTGAATCTGAGCACCGACGTCAGTGTTAACGAAGTATGCACCACCAGTAACCGTAACTGGATAATCGACCTGATAGCTCCAGTCACCCGTGCCACCGCTGATGGTCATTGTGCGGGATGATGTATTGCGTCCGTCGTAGCTCAGGCCGCAGTCGACAAAGAACGCATCTTCATCGTTGGTGAACAGGCGACTGGAAAGGCGTTCGATGTAACGTTTTGTCTGCCCGTTGATGGTACGGTTAACCACGAAATAAACAGCATCCTCGCTGCCTTCACTGATAGAGCAGGTGCTTTCGTACTTACCGGCGCTTGATTGTGGCGCCCATGCAAAAACCTGCTGGTCGCGCAGATAGGTCAACACCAGCAATTTACCGTCATCACGAATGCAGAACGCGCTGCTGTACGGCACGATGCAGAAGGACCAGTCAACAATGCTGTGTTTCTGGAAAAGGTGGTTTGCCAGTATCGTCAGGTCCGTACCCTGGTACCCGTCAACATCGAAGGAATACGCCAGATCTCGCACAACGCTGCCTTTCTCCTGGATGAACAACGCAATGTTAGCCACTGCGATAGGTGGTACGTTACTGGATCCGTTATTTCCCTGAGAGCTGAACGAGAACGCTGACGGCGTGAGAACCTTATTCTGGTCCCCGGATATCGTATATTCCCCGCCAGAAGTCAGCGCAACCAGATTACCAACGTCAATCAGGTGACGGATCTCATTCACCTGCCGCCCGGCGTAAGTGTAGATAATCCGATCGTCGTCCTGAATAGGGTTGTTCTTGCCAAAGTCTTTATAGTCACCGGTCCGGCTCGCCCAGATGGTTTGCGGGTACGCGGTAGACGCGGCGAAATAGAGGCGCTGCTGATAGTAAACAACGGTACTTGGGTATCCGTTAACGCTGTTCCACGCGTATTTCGCCCACTTATAGCTGGAGTTAGAGGATCCAACAACCTGAGACGGAATGAATGAAACCACATCGGCAGTTGCGGTCAGGCCGTCGCCAGCCACCGCTGAAATTCTGGCAATGCCGAAACCGCTGTGCAGGTACTCCCACTGGATCCCGGTATCATCTGAACCGGTACCGCCCCATCCATCCCACGACATTCCCTCGGTATGCGAAGGGCGAAGTGTTCCGGTCTTACCAGCAGTATTGGCGCGATAGTAGTTGCTGTCTGCACGACGAACATCATTGATTGCTGTGGTCTTGCTGGTTTCCCATACCGGTACGGAATCAATAGCAGGCTGCTCGAGATAGAACAGTTTTCCGACCTGCTCAGCACCGAAGATGGCAGTACTTGCCGTCAAAGTAATGGTTCCGGTGCTGGCGCTTGCGTAGACCTTCACTGTCTCGTCAACGTTGATATCTTCGAACGGTCCGTTTTTTGTGGTTATATCGACGATCTGCCAGTTATCGTGTGCATAGCGTCGTAGCTCTTTTGGCGGGTATGCTGGGTTAACAAGCGTAAGCACGTCGGCGCTCTGCGTGAATTTGATGCGGAACAGGTCAGCCTCAGCATACGGCATCGCCAGTTCGTAGATCACATTGCTGCTGTTCAGCACATACGAACCGTCTTTGATAACGCGCATGTAGCCGTCACCGAACTCCAGCGCATAGGTCTGCACAGTCGAGAACTGAAACGGGATTAACCGGCACTTGCGATCAGGATATTTAGCCGGACCAACGAAGCGCGTACCAGGTCGGTTCTCTACGCCGCCATACTGACGAACAATGAAGTTGTCGCACTTGCGAAGCGCCACCTGATACTTTGACATATCAATGCGGCCGTACAGTGACGGACCAATTTCACCACCGGCAAAGCTCGGTTGAATCCAGCTAAAAGCCATTATGACAACCTCGCTGCTGTGAACTCATCTACCGGTGGTTGTGGCTCCTGCGATTCGTTCTGGCTATGTGAGCCAGCACTCAGGATCACGCGGTTGTACATCGTCAGTGCGTTGTTACCAAGATCTGCGCTACCGGTCAGCGCCATATTGATGGCGGCTGCCAGGCGCCAGGAAAGCGCCTCCATGAAAATGGCGTCATACATATTTACGTCAGTAACCCGCGCCACGTACTTCAACCACGCTTTCGGCTGATCGGTGTAAATGAGCTTACCTGTCAGGTCCTCATTGGAACCGACAACATACTCAATGCGCTGCGCAGCGGTGGGGTTGCGTATACCAGACGGCATGATCTCGGTTATGCGAACACAATCAGATGGGTACTGGTAAGCGTATTGCCAGTCTGGAGGTGGATTATTGGTATCAGCCAGCGCCACGCGCTTGGTAGCAAAGTTCCAGTCAAAGTCAGCCAAAGCAGCATCGCGACAAGCGTCGAAGTGCAGTGAGCACTGTCCGGCCTCTTTACTGGCTTCATTCAGACTGTTAATGCTGCGGCTGTTGCCGATATTGCTCAGCGCACGGTTGCAGATCTCGATAACGGATGCCATTAATCATCCTCCCCACCGTAGAGAGTTTGCGCTGCTGACTTCTGCGACTCGCCGGATACTGGACTGAGCGCCATATCAGTGATCTGGAGACTGGCGTTATGCTGCATTCCATCTTCCGTTTCGCGGGTAGACGTTGAGCGAATAGTTGCCTTTGCGGTGATCATCACTTCAGTACCAGCGGAATGAGGCGTTGCCTTTAGCTTGGCGAGCGTCTCGTTGTTCAACTCAATGCAAAGACCCCACGGATAATCATCACGAGTCTGGGTTTTACCATCCTCATCCTGATAGGTGTCGGTGCCGGTTTTGAGGTTTACCAGATCCATAACGGACTCCTGCAAGAAGGGGGCCGAAGCCCCCTGTTTGATTAGCGAGGCTTAGACGCCCAGTTCTTTACGCTTTTCGGCGATCTCTTTTGCCAGCGTTTCAGCCGTTTTATTACCCGGCTTCTTGCCTAGCAAATCCTCATACTGCTGTCGAAGAAGAGTAAGGTCTTCGCTTACCGCACCTGTGCCATCAGATTTCAATTCTTCCACTACCGGCTGAACAGCAACGGAAACTGGAGCATTGACAACTGAAACCGCCAATTTCCCTTTACGCTTTTCGGCGATCTCTTTTGCCAATTTCGCCGCATCGTTCAGCGGCTCCAGCGCCGTACCTGGTTCACCGTCATACTCAACTTCAGAACCTTCAGGCCAGAGGTTGTTATGAATGTGGGATAAACGCAGGACGCGGTATTTTGCTTTTTCACCTGACATCACTATCCCCTTAGCCAGTCACTTTTGAACGAATCGGGTAGTAAGGGCTGTTGTTATCAACATCCAGGTTAATTCCCGAGGTAAACGCGCCTGCCGTCAACGGACCGGTACCAACTGAATAGTTCACGCGCAGATAACGCTGAACACCAGCCGGAACCTTCGCAGAGAATAGACGCTTGCCAGCAGTCAGCGCAGCCAGTGCCAGCGCACCGCTGTCGTAGATAGTTGTCCAGGTGGAGTTGTCCGGGCTGGTCTGTAGCTGAACGTTCAGAGTCGCGGCACCGGCAGCGGTCGCTGTGGTGTCAACGGTTGCCCAGAACTCCAGCGGATAACCCACACCGATATCGCGGCGGGTGCCGTCGATAGGTCCAAGGTCAATCACATCCGTAGAAGCAGCAGAAGCTGTAACCGCCTGCTTCTCGGAGAACATCAACAGTTTGTCGAGGATCATTTTCTTTCTCCATTCATGGGCCGGTTAAGGCCCATTAGTTAATGACAGGCGTTAAACAACGCGCGCTTCTGTTTCCAGAATTGCGTCAGTTTCACGGATCGGAACTCCACGGAGTGCAGTCCACCATTCGCCTTCAGTCTCTTTAACACTGATTGCAAGCGATGACTTTTCAAGAGATTGAAGATCAAGGGCTTCGTTAACGCTTCGGTTCATGTAGAAGACCGGCTTGCCCATGCCACGATTTGGGATACGATGCAGAGCACGAATCATCAATTTTGCGATGTTCGCTGCCGTAGCAGGATCTGACAGATTGCTCACATCGATATTTGCGACGCGAACAACGTAACGCCAGTCACGAAGAGTCAGGCCGTTATCCCACTTATAGTGGGTACGGTAGCCTTGGTATTTTCCGCCATCAGGATCAGTCAGTGTTTGCTCGCCGAGGTCCTGATGCTGAAGTCCTGCTTTTTGGCCTTTAGGGAACGTGCCATGAACAGTGTTCTCACCCCAGACAACCAGCCAGATAGAGGTATTGTCTGTTCCAGTACCACCACCATCGATGATGTTCTGCGCGTTTCCAGCAGACAGGCTTGAGTAACGGGATGACAGGCCCATGAACTGCTGAGGGTTAACGCTGGTATCACCATAGAACAATGTCTGAGCCATCTGCTGGTTCATTGCTTCGATGAATGCGCGGTCTTCAGACAGGCGGAACTCAGCAGTGTTACCGTTCAAATCAGCCAAAGATTTATCAACTTCAGAGTAGGTTTCCAGCATCCCACAGGAGTCTGTTACCTGCACAGTAGTCGACTTGCTTTGCTTCACACCGTAGTTGAGCAGACGCCACGTAGCTGAAGGTAAGCCTGTACGTACAGTTGTACGGTGCCCAGTCGGAAGGTTTCCTTCAACAAAAGGCATATCCTGAAGGATCGGGTTTGTCTGGGAAAGCAGTTCGATAATTTTATCGACTTTCCCGTTTGGGTCGATGCGCTTACCCCAGTCTGCCAGCGTCAGCGCAGTTAAGCCTTTAACAGCCATGGTTATTTCCTCTCTTATTTGCCATAGAGCACTTCGGCAGCACTACGCTGACCGCTTTCTTTCCCGGTTACCATGCCGTCTTCAGACATGGCTTTACCGACTTTGACGAAGGCTTTAACCAGCTCAGGGTGGTTACCCAGGCCAGTGCCTTCCAGATATTCTTTCAGTTCAGGCGTACCGAACTGAGCAAGAGCACGCTGTGCAGCGCTCAGGTTGCTGGTGAGCTTATCGCCGCCGATCTCCTTGTCTGCTTTAACGTCAGCAGCCCACTGCTCGGTGGTTTTCTGCCAGGCTTCAACCTGCTGCTGCTGGACCATTGGCATGATCTTGGTGCCGTACAGGTCGACCATCTTCTGCGCCTGCTCATTGGTCAGGTTCAGTTCACGGGCGATAGGTTCGAACTGTTCCAGGGCAGCGGTATCAAGCTCCTGTCCTTCGGCTGGTTTGAACTCGTATTTCTCCGGCGCTCCTTCTGGCTTCTGCTCTTTGTCATCAGGCTTTTCCTCTTCTGGCTTATCACCATCAGCAGGTTTTTCTTCCTGAGGTTTGTCACCTTCAGCGCCTAGCTGTGGCTTATCGCCTTCTGGTTTAGCCGGATCGCCAGCAGGTGCCGGAGTATCAGCAGCAGGTGCGGATGGCTCAGACGGTGCCGGTGCAGCGCCACCATCAGCAGGTTGCTCATTGCAAAGATGGCGATGCAGCAAACGTTCAAATAAATTCATGGTTACTCCTGTTCACTGGCCTCTGCGGCCATCTTCAGATACTGATCGGGGCAGTGCGTCATGACGCGCTGAAACAGAACCAGAGCCAGGTTGCGCTGCCCTTCGTTGAATGCTGTGATTTGCGGATCTACGTTGAAGCAAGCTCCAAACACCTGACCTTTCTCAAGCAGTGACCAGATCACGCGTCGGCCCTGCTCGCTGCCCATAACAAACTGGATGTCGTCGATATCGCGCTGCGCCAGAAGTTGCTGTTTGGCGTCAAGCTCTGCTTTGCGGCCTTCGTCGTCGATATCAGTCATTGCTGCGGCGCTCCTGCTGCATTAGCGATAGCGGTTAATGCGCTCGGGTCAGTGGTCTGCGTTTCGCTGAGAGTCTTGGCTCCATGAGCTGCGGCCTGCCCCATTGCCATTGCCTGTGCGGCTTGTGCCTGTTTGGCGCGCTCTTCACGAATACCCTGCACCTGCTCCTGAGGAACGATGACAGTTGGCGATACACCGGACATTTCGGAGAACGCGTCGATAGCCTCATCAACATCGAGCTTGTCGAGTGCTTCAGGTTTGAACTGTGCGAGTTGACCGATGAAACCAACAGTCTGCGACAGGCTGGTAAGGCCGATAGATTTCTGCGCCTGTGCCATCACGGAGATGTATTCGATACGCAGCGGCATACCCTGCATAACGTCCGGCGGTGGCGGAAGCATGTTCTTGCGCGCCATAATGGAGAAAACGCGGTCAATCAGCGGGTTTAGCGCTTCGTCGTTCAGGCGCTCCAGTACCGGGCCAAGCATCAGCAGTTTCTCTTCCTTCATCTCGATCACCGCTTCCACCGGCATAGAGCGGGTGTTGATGTTTTGCAGCATCATGAAGAGGTCGACGAAGTAGGCGCTGTTGATGGTCTGGCGGGTATCCTGAATGTCAGCGAGCAGATCTGCAGTATTCGGGTTTACCAGGTATGCAGGCTTGAAACCGTCCTGACCTGTCATTACATCGAGGTATGTAACATCACCAGGCAGCAGGGAAACACGCTGTGTTTTAAGTGAAGTCGGCGCAACCATTGGCGGGTTAGTGGCCTTGTCGATCAGCTGAGCTTTACGCTTCTGCTCAACCTGAAGGGCTTTAACCTGACCGAGTGCCAGCATGCCAGGGCAGGATGAGGCGTAAACGTCTTCGCCATTCACTTCCCAGCGCGGAGCAAGGATCGGGAATTCATCGAAGCCGGATTCACGCAGAAGCTTGTCTGAGTCGCCGCCACTCTCGAAGTACACGGAGCGGAACGGCTTGTTCTTGCTGTCCATCTTCCCGGTGTCGCGGTTAACGTTTGGCGTAATGCAGTGGTTAACCTCGACCCACGTTTCATACGTGCCGTTTTGCCACATCCCCTGCACCGATGAGCTGACGTTATCCAGACCAAATTCCTGCACTAACTGGCGCACGGTCATAGAAAACTGGCGGAAGGAAGTATCGACGCTGCCGCGCGGGCTGTTCGCCAGGTAGTAACTGCCAATCGGAAAAGGCATTGTGCGGATCACGTCCTGGTCATCTTCGAGCACAGCCATCGCAGCGGTACCGAAAGTACCCAGGCTGGCGTACATGACAGGCAGAGACTGGTACAGATTCGACTTGTTGAACACTTCGTTCATACGGCGCTGCACGACTTCAAGCCACACCTTAACCGGGCCGTAATCCATCATGTCAGGGTCTGGCGTTGCCAGTTTGAACCATGGACGTGCCGGACTGGTGATGCCAGACATCATACCGCTGGACAGAATGCGCTGAGCCATTGAACCGGTAGGATCAACAATCTTAGTGTTACGACGATCATCACGGTTTACATCAGACGTCAGAAAGCGGGAACCGCGCGGATTGATAAAATCGCTCAGGTCACGCCAGTGCGACTCGAACGATGTGCGCTCACTCTTCAGCTGTGCTAGCTGCTTCAGCAGACGCTCTTTTTCGGTTTCCGCCATCTCTGCCTACTCCGTTACTGACCGAGCAGCGTTTTACCGCTGGTGTTTGCGGTTGAGGTGTCGCCCTGCGCACCAGTCAGCAGAGTGGAACTGCGGCCTGCTGCTGCACGGCGGCGGCGCTCTTCGTCGTCACGAGAACTGACAACTGCTGCATCCTGCTCCTGTGGCGCGGCCTGTACTTCTGGTGCCGCTGGCACTGATGGCTTGCTGCCGATACACATAGCAATAGCTCCGTACGCAATTAAATTATTACCAATTTAACCACATATGATTTATTTAGCGTAGGCTATTGACACTTATAACATCAGATATTACCTTTTAGGTAATTAGTTCTCGTATTGAATTGACGAATTGCGGAGGTGGTTATGTGACCGCTTGTGCAGTAGCCCGGAGTACCGCAGCAATAAATTGGGCTTAAAAGTAAAGGCGGTGGATAAGCGGAGCATCATCTCCGCACACAACTAAAAGCGCGCTTCAGTGAATGACCTTTGAGCCTGGTCGTTAAATCCAAACGGTGGAGTGCGCTTTCAGGTGTGTAGCAGTACGGCATATGGCACATGTGCCGCAGCGGTCCGGATGGGTTCCCTTGATGCTACTTCCCCAGCCGGGTAGCCGGAATGTGCAAGCCAGTGTTAGGTAAGCACGGACAGACGACTCACCATCGTGGCGATACGGTGTGACACCTCGGAAGAGACGAGGATGCAACGATGAGAGCATTGGGGTGACCGGTTAATCCCGTGACGCTAACCGATACAGGCGCAGTGCTCTCAACGTTGTGGTGAATAAGGCATTAAACCGGTTACCACCGGTGATTGTTAGAAGCATCTGCGCAGAGTTGCTATGCCGAATAGACTGCGTACCACAACCAGATCACGCCTTAGGACCGTGATGAAGCGCCCATAAGAACGATGCTGTGTAGCTATTGGCGGTGGAAGTTTCCCTTGATGCTGACCACCGTCACTTTTACACCAGAACGCCATTGTGATGACGTTGTGCTGTAAACCCGTAACTGCCAAGGAAGGCATCCTTGCTTCCAGTTCGCCCACTTCGGTGGGCATTTTTTTAAGGTGAGAATCATGAGTGAATGTTCATTAGAAATGCCGAAATACCAGTGCCACAAACAGGTGTGGGCGCTGAAAATCAAAGACGTAAAAGTTGCATCTGACGGCACCGCTGTAATCACTCCATCCGCTCCTGGCTTTGGTGATTTCGATGTCGAATCTTCTTACGTTGATAAACACAGCCCTCAACCTGGCGGTTATTACGTGCAGTACGCAGGAGGCTATGAATCTTATAGCCCAGCAGAAGCATTTGAATCTGGTTATACGCGCATTTAGCGCCGTGACATGTCACAATCAACCCGCCGATGCGCGGGCTTTGTTTAACTAGGCGCAAAATTGCGCCCATTGATTTTATTAACTATTTCCACGGGTCATAATCTGTTAGCGCCTTACCTTGCTGGCTTTGCTGGCCTGGTATATTCATGCGCTTCGATACCGGGAATGCAAACGTCAGCAGCAGCGCGTCACCCTTGCCCGGTGAACGCCCTAACCGCTCTTTGATGTCTTCCTTCGGCTCAATGACTATCTTGCCGTCTACCCTGACTTTGTACTCAGCCGCAGAAAGATCGTCCGCTGTCTCCTGGTCATCCAGCGCGCCGCCGAGCTTCAGCCACTTTTTGCAGCTGTTGAACATCTCACCGCGCTTGTTGAGCATCTGCGGATCTGTGGAGCCGCCTCCGAACGGTATAAGTTGCCAGGAACGGCCCCAGCCATCACCGATGGACTTCAGCCCGGTACCATACCCGAAGTCGATGAATACTGCGTCAGCCTGGTACTGGTCTTCAAAGTCGGCGATACGCTTCGCCATAATCAGATCGTCAGTAGTCTTGTTGCCGGTCCAGAGAACTTTGCTGTGCAGCCCCTGGCGCAGGTATATCACTGCGTCATCCACTCCGGAATAAGCGGGGTCGACACCGATAATCACCGGAGCGTGTGCCACCTGCCCAGCTGTCACCACGCGCTTCATTGCGGCATCAGTCAAGCCGGTTGGGATAAACTGCAGCTCTGACGCATCAGGGAATATCCCGCGCACACGGACCTTCACGAAATCACTGTCCTCGCCGTAGTCGTCCACCCATTTCTGCAACTGCTGCTTGTTGGTGCCTTCAACGGTGCGGCTGTCTATCTGCGCACACTTCCAGCGGTGTTTGTATTTGCGGAAACATTCACGGAAACGCCCGGTGTTACGCGTCGGGTTACCGAACGCCACCCAGATGATTTCGGTGTCTTCGTCCGTCAGCGCACCCTCGGCAACTTCCCACACCAGATCGGCAATGTTGGACGCTTCGTCGAATACCACGATGATGCGCTTACGCTCGTTGTGCAGACCGGCGAACGCCTCAGTGTTGTGCTCAGACCATGGGATAGCATCAGCGCGCCAGCGTTTGTCATGACCGGGATCGTTGCTGTACATCGCCGTGGCGGTGCAGGTAAACCATTCTTTGGTGATAGCCAGGTTCGACCATTTGATGATTTCAGGCCATGTTTTTGTGCGCAGTTGGTTGTCGGTGTTAGCGGTCACCACCACCTTGCAGTCTTCACAGGTCGACATGCCCCAGTTAATCAGCATCGAGATGAACGCAGATTTACCGATACCGTGCCCGGACGCACGGGCCAGCATCAGCGGCTGGTGACGGGTAGCGGGGTTCTGGAGGTGATCGCGTATCTCGCGGAATGCGTCGGCCTGCCACTTACGCGGCCCGGTGGCGTGCGCCAGCTCCGTGCCATCCTCGCCCCACGGGAACGCATAAAGCGAATAGCCCAGTGGGTCATACGTGAACGATGCAATATCCTCTACGAGCTGCTCTTCCGGCGACATGGCTGCGGCTGTCATTCTTCACCACCAGCCCGCTCTTTCACGCGACGTCGGGCCTTCGCCATGCGGTCGGCAATCGTGACGGTGCCGGAAACCTCCAGGCGCTCTTTGAACGCGTTGACGTCTACGTGCTTACCGATTAACTCGAGGTTCTTCACCTTGTCAGGCCATTTTATTTTTTTGAGGATTGTCTCTATCGAATCCTCATCCATGTTCATGATGGTTGAGGACAGGTCAAACCCGCTGAGCGTGGTTCGCCAGATTTTCGGCCACTCGCGGATCGGCTTCAGCGTGCCGTCATCGTTCAGGATGTCGATCACGTCCATCTGGTCAATTTCCACCAGGCGGAGCAGTACGTAATCCGCACTAACGCGCAAGCGCTTGTTACGTTCCTCCATCAGCTCGGCGATCCGTTTCTGGATGCGCTCATCTCGCATCATGACGCTGGCCTTGACCGCTGCCGTATTAGGTGAGAATCCTGCGTTAATCGCTGCCTGAGTCTGATTCTCCGGGCATTTGGTGTATTCCTGCGCGTAAGCCTCCTGCATCGCTGTCAGTGGCTTGTACTGCGTTGATTTGCGTTTTGGTGCTTTTGGTTCTGCGGGCATTGTTACCACCAAAGTAATAATTACCGTTTTGGTAATAGTAACACGCAAAACAAAGCCGCCATAGTCGGCGGCCATTGCAATTTATTGTCGATATCGTGACATGTCACACTGATAATTTAGTATCATGCCAGCCACGCGTCACCCAACATGCCGAATCACCGTCGCATGGACATGACTCAACAGGCAGCGCATCGCCGCACTTTCCACACCGGTTCGCACTGATTGACTTGATACGACCACGAACGCAGGAATCATCCTGGCGGATAAGCAATGCGATGTACTCAGCCATTTCATACGGCGCACGACCAGGGCGACGGGCGGCGCAATTCCGCGCCAGCATCTCCAGTTCCTGCTCGTCGAGTTGCAATTCCAGTTTTCGGTTACCGGCCTCTGCCTGGCGGGCCCGCTGCGCTGCTTTGCGTTCTGCTGGAGATTTAGCCATTACTTATCCCTTTCTGACAGTTTTTGCATAGCTCTGGCATAGCGATGCATTCCATGTTCAAGAGCTGACTTCATATCTTTCTGTGGTTCGTTAAACCACTCTGGAGGAGAAGATCCGACAAGAAGATGCTTCGTTTTTGTTGAGTTACAGTGAGGACACCTAATTGTTCCTTCAAATTCAATTTGAGCCTGTCTAATGCATGACCCGCACATGAAATAAGCCTTCATCACTTCACCTCCTGCTTCGGTGCTGCTGGCAGAGCAGGCATGGGCATCCAGTGCGATACGGTTTCAATCGCCCGGCATCTTGAGCAATCGCTGTCCCACAGGAATGCGTCCTCCTGGTTGTCATACCAAACTCCCTCGTCAACGCCATAATCTGGATGAAATATGTAAATAGGTTCATGCGCTTCAGGCATCCGCTCGCTTACCGGAATCCATGCATCCTGAGTTTGTCCATTTGGCAGCGCGCACACTTCAACTGCTCTGCGGTAGATTTCTTTAATAGTTGTCCAGTCGATAGCCTGGTCCTCGTACCAATCGCCTCTTCCGTCGCAATCACTGCAACCATCACCTTCACACTCAGGACAGGTAACTTCGCGTGCGGTACTGAACTCACCAGACAAGGCCCATTTCGCGCCATTTTTGGCAGTCAGCGCTACAGGCATGATGCAGTAACCATCTGGCACAACCGGCGCAGGCTGCTCTTTGATATGCAGTCGCGGCTCACCATCTTTCGGCTCAGGCCATTTGCGCTGTTTGTTAACCACCAGCTTTTCTACCATCGCCTGGTTAATCTGCTCATCACTGATACCGGCACGACGTTGCGCATCCCATAACAGGAACTGCATGTCAGCCCATTCGCTAAGGTCGCCTGGTTCCGCAGCGGCCTCGAGCGCTTCTTTGGAAAGGTGCTTCAGCGGACCAACTGGGCCGACATCCCCGAAAGTAGCCAGTGACCACTCGGCATGTTCACGGCGTACTCGGTCGCGTTCCGGCGCCGGTGCGTCGTCCCATTCCCTAATAACTGCCGCAAGTTTCTCAGCGTCAGATGCAGAAATATCGCCATCAATAAACATGACTGGCTGCACTACCGGCGCTGGCGGTGTGGTGTAGAGCGGGATTAAGCCATTGTAAGGGTCGCGCCACATCCACTCTTTAGTGCACGCCGCGTTTTTACCTCCCATGCTCTTGAAATTAACGAACGATTGCGGGTCAGCATAGCCCGCTGGCTCAGCACCAAACGCCGCAATAGCCCCATTAATCACCTTCACAGCATCAGCCATTGCGTATCCGAGATTACCGCCGTCGCTTTGTGCTGCTGCTTTGCTGAGTATTTCGCTTATCTGGTGCAGGCGCTTGAGTGATACAGGACCGTGCGCCGGGTGGTTGTTAGTTGTCATGGGTTAGTCCTCCCAATCCCAAACAGCGAAAGCGTGGTCATCATCGCAATCAATTTCGCCTTTCTTGCCACATTCTGAGCAAACTACGCCATCGCCAGCGTAGAGAAATTGTGAAGTACCTTTATCGGTGTGCACGTCCAGTTCGTCACTGTCGCATTTAGGGCAAAATCCTGCCCATTTGATTCTTAACACGGTCATATCAATCACCCCATTCTTCATAAAAGAACTCATCAACGCGCTTTTGCGCCTCGTATGCGGCTTCAATTTCCATTTCAGTGATATCGAAATCTTTACCGTTCAGTTCAGCCAGGCATTCGAGGGCTTCACCCCAATCCTGAAGCGATGAGTTTCGTTTTGTTGCGCTAAAATCTGCCATGCTCATATCTCACTCCCCCTTCACGCCAATGCCAGCGTCTTCTATCGCCTTAATTACCGCGCTGCGATATGTTTCTTCGCGGAATACAATCCGATTATTAAAATTTAACCAGAATTCATCGTTAGATATCCTTGGAACGCATACCTTTCGCGATTCTAAATTGGAAATACGTTCCAGATAATCAGCAACCATCCGGCGCACCTGCTCCAGTGGCGTAACGCTGCCACCATCTGGAGGGTCCATGTACTGAGTACCGGGTAGGAGTTCGCAGAGGGCATTGTCCAGCGCCTCAAGTAACGCCTGTTTATCACGTAGAGATTCTTCCAGTTCAGCGACATGACATTCGCTATCAAGGAGGTTGTTCTCTGCGGCTTCCAGCTCATCCAGTAGCTCCAGCACATCAGAGTCTCCTGATTCGAATATCGTTACGCGTGATGCTGAGTAATGATCATCACCCAGACTTCTTCCTGGCGCATAATGCGCGCCGTTATCGTCGTAAGTACAACCTGAACATGCGTAAACAACAGCACCGGCAGATGCCCTTGCTATCGTCATAACAGCGTCGCAAATATGGCATTTCGGTACTGGTTGCAGTGAATAGCGTTCACGCAGTGCCTGTTTGTCGATGTTGCTCATTGGACTACCTCCCAGCAAATTTGTACTGCGTAGCTACTTTTAACGCGCTTAACTTTGCCCTCTACCTCTAACTTCTTCAGGCGTCGCAGTACGTAGTTTGTTTTGATGCCTTTGTAGTTATCACGCAGCCAGTGAGTGACCACATAGGTCATGCAATTGCCATGGTCACGAAGCACCTGAATGATTTCTTCATCGGTTGGTTTACTCATAGCACGGCCCCTTTGCGAAGTTTGGCGGCGAACTCTGCGAGAAACTTCTCTGCGTACTCGCCAGATATCCCATCAGCAGCTGGCAGCGTGGAGTTTGCCAGTTCTTCTTTGGTGTCCAGAATCATGCGCACCACGTCGCAGACTTCAGCCAGCGGCTTATCAACGAAACCATGATTGAATGCAGCAGCGAGACGACTGGCGGCATAGTTGATACCCTCATTACGCGCACTGGCCCGCACTTCAGCCAGGTAGGCGTCGGTCGCTGGCATAAACAATGCTGATTTAGCATCAAACATAAGTGATTTTGCGGGGTTGATTGACTTCTCTTCTGGAGAAATACCACTCATTGCAAATTGATTGACCATGCGTTCAACCACTTCACGCAATGCTGCATTGTCTACCGCCAGAGCTTCACTATGCGTATTCCGCTTTTCATTCTCCGCCGCCAGCTCCCTGCACTTGCTCTCGGCGTTAGCGAGCTGTACTGCCATGTTGGTTGAGCGAACAAACTGCACTTCAAGCTGCGTGGCCAGATCGCTAATCAGTTGCGCCAGGCTGCGCACGTCGACAGCACCGCACGATGCTTTCAGTTCAGCCGCGCGCTCATGCCCTAACTTCGCTAACTCAATGATATTGCTTACCATTATTACCCTCACTTACCCGTATAAGTTATTGATTAGTTTGATAACTAAAAGGATCATCGATTTAGAACTCTTCGATGTTCCACCCGCCACCCGCTTTCTTTGGCTTAGCCGTTACCCCGATGATGCGAAACGGGTACTGGTCTGCGGCGACTTTGGTTTTCACCCTGGCGTCGTCGGTCCAGAAACCTTTCACCTCGTGCAGTTCCATCTCGCCGGTAGTGATCATCACTGCGAAATCTGGTGTGTAGAACGTGTTGTCAGCCAGTCGCAACTTGATGCCTTCGAACCGATACCAGACCACTTCCCCGGCATGCTTGCGCAGTTCCAGATGCTGGCAGTAAGCCGATTCGGTTTTATTCATCTGGCCCGTCTTGAGCCTTCCTAGTGCCTGCAACTGCCTTTTCATGATTTACCCCTCAGGTAATTTAAAACCACAAGTGAGTTAAGTTCAATAGCAATGCGCATATTTTATTACCTTTTTGGTAATTCACTAGATGTAAAAAAATGCGCTACTGCGATGCCGGTGTTAACCGCGAAAGCCAGGAGGGATCTCGCTGTCTGGTTCTGGTACTGCGTTAACGTCACGCTGCTGCGTTCTAGCTGGCTTTTCCCTGGACAGTTGAACACTGCGCGCCAGTTTCTGCTGCCACTGGTCGTGATGGAATGCCTTACCCTCAGCTTTCCAGTACGTGATGAAATCTGCCAGTTCAAATGGCGTCACATCGGTTTTAAGGTTTACCCCCCATAGGGCAGCTCGTTTGGTGAAATCAGGATCCGGCGTCCAGCTATCCAGCATAGTGAATTTACCCATCGCTCCTGATCCGCCTTGTGGGACATATCCATCAATCACCGAATTTGTTGCATGGGGATCGGGTTTTCCACCTCCAGAGTTATCCACAGGCTGATTTTTCGCGTCTCCTATGTGTGGGGTTTTATCTTTTAGATCTTCTCTTCTCTTCTCTTCTCTGGTCCGCTTTTTGTCCGCTTCTGATGCGGACGCTTTGCGGACATTTCTCTTCCTGTCTGCGTCCTGTGCTCGGCGCTTGGCTGACTGTCCGTTATGGGCTTCAAAGCGCGGCATTACTAGGCTTTCGCCTTCTTCTTCCAGCCACCCGACAGCCATCATTGCACGCGCAAATCCGGGGAATCCGATCAGGTCGTCGAGAGTCTCCGCACTGTATCCGTCAAGAAAACCGTCAACAGAGTGGACATCGAAAAGACACCATGCGGAATGTAGTCCGCCAACTATCCGCAATCTGTCCGCTTTCAATGCGGACGCCATGCGGACAACTTTAGGGTGCGTGTGCAGGTCAGCACGCATTTTGATCCAGTCACCGGCCATAGCTAACCCCCATATAAGCCCGGATGAATTCAGCCGCAGCCTGTGCGTTTATGGCATTTCCGTAACCCTTAAGTCTGCCTGTGCGGTTGCGGCCTGCCATTGCTCGTAATGAGGACTTGCCGTGTCCCAGGCTTTTGGCAAACCTTGCAACCAGCGGGAATGTGCCGGATTCAACTGGACGCCATTGCCCATCTCGACAAAAGAGCCAGTCCGCATCTCGCCAAAAACCGTTAACCTCAAGGGGCCTGCTGTGTAAGCTTGCCGAGGTAACTGATCCAGCCGCTCCTTCCCACCCCGCTGCGCCGTCATTCCCGAAGTGTCTTTCCAGTCGCGAGTGGTCGGCGTAACCCATCCCGCCAGTAACGCTGTGCCCGGCAACTTCAGGAACACTTTTGGCGACCCGTTCTGATTCTTCCAGCTGTAGCAATGAGTCGACCCGGTTGAGTCGTTCGCCACTGGTGTTTGCCAGCCTGTCAGTCGAGCTGCTCCGGAGACGTGCTGTAATCCCCGTTTCGTTTCCGGCTGCGGATTCGTATTCGCTACTGGCGTTGGCCACCCAGTAGGCCCGCTCTCTGATGTGCGGCGCACCGATGCCCGCTGCCGAAAACGGAACAAGCCCGAAGGCGTATCCCATTCCTTCCAGGTCTGTTTGTACAAGGTCGAACCAAGCATTTGCGTTACCTGCTGCAACCTGTTCGCCAAAGACATGCTGAGGTCTGCACTCGCTGATGAGGTGGAAGAAAGCAGGCCATAGGTGCCGCTCGTCAGCAAACCCATCTCCTTTGCCTGCCGCGCTGAAAGGCTGGCACGGGCAGGAGCCTGTCCACACTGGTTTATCGTCTGGCCATCCGGCGAGGCGGAGGGAATGGGACCAGACGCCAATCCCGGCGAAGAAGTGGCACTGTGTGAATCCTCGCAGGTCGTCAGGTGTGACATCTTCAATACTCCTTTCATCAACTTCTCCCGGGGCGATATGACCGGCAGCGATTAGGTTACGCAGCCATTGAGCTGCAAATGAATCAATTTCGTTGTAGTAGGCTGCTGGGATCATGCTGCCTCTCTTGCCATTCTGGCTGCCTTCATTTTTTCGGAACGAAGCTTTGCCTGTCGGCGTGCCCGTTCGTTATTGCACTGCACACACTCCCCGCTCAGGGTGTAACGCTCGCTATCATGACCGTGGATGCATTGCTTCCCGGTGTAGAAGCGAGTAAGGCCCAAATCGAGAGCCTCACGCTGGGTGATTCGCTTCATCGGATTACCTCTTTGTTATTTATCTTTGGTAATTTTGCACTAAGGCGAAAAAAGATCAACCATATATGGTTTTTATTACCTGAAAGGTGTTTTATGCAGGAAGGAGCCGCCAGGAGATGACGGCATTGATGTGTTCGGAGGGATTATCGGTCGTAGAAGAAGAGCACTAATTCAGGTTTTGACTTTGTCCATTCGCGGGAACGACATGCTTTAAACAGTCCGTCCATCAGTCGCTTACCAGGCATCTTGCGGCGCCCAGTCAGGTGAGTCTGGATGTAATGACTGGTGGTTCCGGCTTCATCTGCAAATGCTTCACGCTCATCAGGAGACAGTCCCAGCCAGTGCTTTTTGAAATCAAATTTTTTTTCGTCACTCATATTTTGCTTATCTCAGCCTGTCTATTCATATCTGAATTATTACCTTTCTGGTGAAAAAATCAATGATTATTACCATTATGGTAACTTTACCTTTATGGTAATATTCATTTAAATTTAGTCAGTTAGGTAAAAATAAATGGACAAATACAATAGCTATGAAAAGTATTTATGACATAAGACGTAAAAACCTTAACGAAATCATTCGACGCGATTTCGATGACACTCAGTTGCGCTTTGCAGAGCGGGTGAAGCGTTCGCAGAACCTGGTCAACCGGTGGTGTACTGGTATCAAAAACATCGGACCGAATGCCGCGCGCATCATTGAAGAAGCTGCACGTAAAGAAAAGTTCTGGCTTGATGTTGATCACGACCTGGCATTTATTCCAGCAGATAACTTTGTTCCGGCCACCGAAGATGGCGAATGGACTGTAGAGAAGCAGGCCGCAGCCACGCTCAACGCCTGGATGAGAAAGAACCCGGAAATGACATCCGAAAAGAAAGTTGCAGTTGCAGCTGGCATTGGTCCGGCCACTGTTAATCGGATTATGAAAGCGGAAGTCAGCACAACCATCGGCGTTCTTTCCTCCCTGGCGCGCGCGTTCGGGCATGAAGCATACGAGATGATTATTCCCGTCGGCGCTCCTGGTGTTATCGACTACGACCACCGGATGTATGCAGCTCTGCCGCAGGAAGAGAAAAACAAGATCACCTCATTCATCAACTTCGTGTTTGAGCAAAACAAAAGCAAGTAAACCCCCGCCATTCTGACGCTTTACCTGCCCGATGGCGGTAAGCTCGCGCCTCAATTAATTACCAAAATGGTAATTTTTTTCTCGTCATACCTATTGACACAATCACTTTTTGATCTGATTATTACCCAAAAGGTAATACAAGAGCGCATCGCTCGGGCAGAAACCACCACTTCGTGGCTTTCCTGCATCGTCAAGTATTACCAAAATGGTAATAGTGAGGTTCATATGCAGTGGAAAGTCATCAACGGTTGGTACTGCGTTACAGCTTGCGGACTGATGAGCTGGAAGTTCCGCACGCTGGGTGAGGGCATGAAATGGGCATTTACCAACAAGGTTGCGCACGAAGTTGCCAACGATAACGGGATATGGGGGTGAGCAAGTGAGCGAATTAGCAATTATCGAAATTGCGCCAGATATGGCGCCAAGCATTTACGTAGAAAACGGTCTGGAAAAGTTCCTCGAACAGATCCGCGAAAGCGTTAAGGAAGTTCCTGACCTGAGTACTGCCAAAGGTCGTGCCCGCATTGCATCTCTGGCAGCACAGGTTTCTCGCAGTAAAACAGCAGTTGAAAAGCCTGGTCGCGATTACCTTCGTCATCTGAAAGAAGCAGTCAAACCTGCTGAGGCTGAGCTTCGTCGATTTGTATCAGCTTGCGATGAGATGCGCGATGAGGTTCGCCGCCCACTTACCGAATGGGAAGCAGAGCAGGAACGCATCAAGGCTGAAGAAGCCATGAATGTGCTGCACGCCGAAGCACTGGAGATGAACATCAAGTTCGATCAGGAGCGGGCTGCCAAGTTCGAAGCGGATCACGAGATGGCCCTGCTGATGAACGAAAAACATGACCGTGAAGCAAAAGAGAAAGCTGAAGAAGCCGAACGCCAGCGCATTGCTCATGAAGAAGAGTTAAAGCGTCAGGCAGCAGAAAAGGCCAAGCGCGAAGCCGAAGAGAAAATAGAGCGTGAACGCGCTGAAGCTTCCCGTCGTGAGGCTGAATTAAAGCTCAAGGCAGAGCAGGCAGAGCGTGAACGTATTGCCGCAGATCAAAAAGCGGAAGCAGAGAAGAAGGCCGCAGCTGAACGTGCCGAGCGCGAAAAGCAGGAGGCTATCGAAGTAGAGAAACGCAAGGCGCAGGAAGAAGCCGATCGCATTAAGCGTGAAGCTGAAGCAAAGGAGGTTGCTCGCCTTGCTGAAGAAAAACGCATCGCTGACGAAGCGGCAGCACGCGCTGCTGATGTAGAGCACCGTCGTGCCATTAATGCTTCTGCGGTTCAAGCGCTAATTGACCAGGGTATTCCTGATGACTGGGCGAAGGCATGTGTTGTCGCCATCGCTCGCGGGAAAGTACCCGCAACGACCATCAACTACTGAGGTGACTATGAACATTAAGCAATTCAATAACCTAAAAAAAATAGCATCTCAGTTCGGCAATGACTACCAGCTGTCATCTGAACTGTACGACCGCCACGTTGAGCTGATCGAAGCAGTTGCTGGTTGCGAAATGGAAGAGTCATTCGAGCGAGCACTGCTGCGCTCAGGGGTACGCAAAGAAATCATCGACGCAGCGCGTGAAAGTTGCGAGTTCGAAGAGCTTATGTCGTCATTCAAACGTGAATTAACTGGCGTCATCGCCCGTCTTGACCTGGCTGACCAGATCGACAGCAAAAGGAATGCGGCATGAAACCAACGCTCCTCTCATTGCTGCGCGGTGGAAAACACAGCATCCGAGACATGGCAAAGATTCTTGGTATTTCAAGATCGAAGGTTTCTTGGTTCATCGCTGAGCTTGAACGTCGCAAATGGGTAGAAGTAACCAGGTGCGCAATATGGTTTCACGATGGAACCCGCTCCAACAAGCAGAACGAATACAAGGTGAAGTTATGAATACCGGTATCTATTTCGACATCAGCAACGAGGACTACCACGCCGGCGACGGCGTGAGTAAGTCTCAACTGGATATGGTGGCCAAGAACCCTTGCCTTCTGAAATGGGTGAAGGCTGCTCCGGAAGACGAAGAGAAGAAGTCCGCACTGGACATGGGGACTGCTCTGCACTGCCTGCTGCTTGAGCCAGAGGAATTCGATAAACGTTTCATCGTAGCGCCGGAATTTAACCGTCGCACCAATCAAGGAAAAGCGGATGAAGCCGCATTCCTGAAAGACGTTGCCAGTATGGGTATGACGGTAATGGATACCGAACAGGGCCGGAAGCTGAAACTGATGCGCGACAGTGCAATGGCTCACCCGGCGGCGCGCTGGATGCTGGAAGCGCCAGGCCACTGCGAAGCATCGATGTACTGGAATGACGATGAGACTGGCGAACTGTGCCGCATCCGTCCTGATAAATGGCTGAATGAGCACAACGTGATCGTCGACGTGAAAAAGGTTGCAGACATGGATCGCTTTGCGCGTCACATCGAGGAATTCCGCTACCACGTCCAGGACGCCATGTACAGAGAGGGTGCACTGAAAGTAACCGGGCAGCCACACGGATTCTTCTTCCTGGCTGTGAGCGAAACCATCGACTGCGGTCGATACCCGGTCCGCGTATTTGAACTGGATGCGCCGGACGTTGACGCCGGGCACCAGTTATTCCGCCGGGATCTGAACACCTATCACGAATGCCGCATCAGCGATGAATGGGGTGGCGTGGAAATTATTAAACGCCCTGAATGGGCACGCAAACAGGATATGTACGTATGAGCAACGATATCGCAATCACATCACAGCCAGGCGCTACCGTCGGCACCGCTGCTGCAATCTTCAGTCCTGAGGGTATGGACCGCCTGGTGCGTTTCGCAACCCTGATGGCAGGCAGTAAAGCAACCGTTCCTCAGCACCTTGCTGGTAAACCTGCCGATTGCCTGGCAGTAACCATGCAGGCAGCGCAATGGGGCATGAACCCGTTCGCTGTTGCGCAGAAGACGCACGTTGTAAACGGCACTCTTGGCTATGAAGCTCAGCTAGTTAACGCTGTCGTGTCCTCTTCAAACCTGCTTTCAACCCGCCTGAATTACCGCTGGGACGGCGACTGGTCAAAGGTGAATGGCAAGAGCGACAAATCTCCATCACTGACCGTAACTGTATCGGCAGTGCTGAAAGGCGAAGCAGAGCCGCGTGAACTTACCATCAGCATGGCTCAGGCCGGTGTCCGTAACTCTCCGTTGTGGGAACAGGATCCACGCCAGCAGCTTGCTTACCTGTGCGTTAAGCGCTGGGCGAGACTGCATGCTCCTGATGTTCTTCTTGGTGTCTACACGCCTGATGAACTGCAGGAGACAACACCGCGAGTTGAACGCGATATCACGCCACCAGCGGCAACGGCTCAAGGCATGAACAGCCTGATCAACTCAAAACCAGAGCAGAAGCAGGAAGAGCGTCAGCAGCATAAAGACGAGCGCGGTCCTGAAGAGATTCTGCACGCATTTTCCGGCGCGGCGATGAACTACAACACCCAGTCTGACCTGGACAAAGCGTACAAATACGTTGCTCAGAAACTGGCTGGTGATGATGACCTGCTGGCAAAAGCAACCGACGTTTACACCATCCGCTGTGACGAACTGAACGAAGTACCGATGTAACCACCACCGTGGCGCCACAGCGCCACACCTGAAACAAAGAGAGGTATTTATGAAAGGTGCATTAGGCAAGAAGGAACTTCTGGCAGTGGTGCCGGTATCTATGAGCACCATTGACCGCATGGAGCGCAATGGCGAGTTCCCGCAGCGTTTCTGGATCACTGATAAGCGTTGTGCATGGAACGCTGAAGAGGTTGAGAACTGGCTTGATGAACGTCAGGCCACCAGCCCAGCAGAGTTCACCGGAAAAAAGCCGCCGGTTGATCAGCGTGTTTACCGCCCAGTAAGTAACGCCGCATGACAGCGCTGATCAGGCACTGGGGAAAATGGTCAGGATGGTACTTATTCCTGACCGCTGTTTCCGCCTGGCTGTATCTGCTGGCGGTAATTTTCAGAGAAGGCTGGATCAGATGAGCAAATTAACCCGTCTTGAAAAGTATCACCTGAACTATGTGTCTCAGCGTCAGGCGTCAAAGGTTGTCGCCGTAACTCCGGCAGCAATGGAGGTAGAAAAGCGCGCTGTTGAGCGTGAATCGAAAGGCCAGTTCCGCATTGCAGCCAGGCTCTGGTTGCTGTGTATGGATGTTGCGGTTGGTGAAGTTGAACGCGCAAGAATAGCGATACGCCGTGATCAGTGCATATCGAAAGGTAATGGCCTGCGCCGTGGTGAATACGCTGGGATCGGATGTCGCGGGGTGGTGTATGACTAACCCTCACGACAATATCCGCGTAGGAAGCATCACGCTGGTTTATTCAACTCTGCGCCGAGGATGGCTTGTTCCTGGCGGACAGGTTATTCAGAACCCATTAAAGGCTCAGCGCATTGCTGAGCTGATGAATAGCAAGAAGGTGGCGGCATGAACAAAGCATCATCAGTAGATTTAAGAAAGTGCCTCGAGGCTGCAAATATGCTCGCCTCGTGCGGCATCCGATTTGTTCCTATGCCAGCAGCAACAGACGCGGAGTACGCAATGCTGTCTGCAATGTTCATGGATAAATTGGAGTCTATTGCGGTAGAAGCTGAGAAATCGGAAGGCGGTGCATCATGACCGGTAAATACACTCTTATCTACGCGGATCCTCCATGGACATATCGTGACAAAGCAGCCGACGGCGAGCGCGGCGCCGGGTTTAAATACCCGGTAATGAACGTGCTGGATATCTGCCGCCTTCCGGTGTGGGATCTTGCTGCCGATGATTGTCTGCTGGCTATGTGGTGGGTTCCGACTCAGCCGGTTGAGGCATTGAAGGTTGTCGAATCGTGGGGCTTCAAGCTGATGACCATGAAGGGATTCACCTGGGACAAGACGAACAAGCACAAAGGTAACAGCGCGATCGGCATGGGCCATATGACCCGGGCGAACAGCGAAGATTGCCTGTTTGCGGTACGCGGCAAACTTCCTTCCCGCATGGATGCCTCAATCTGCCAGCACGTTACGGCGCCGCGCCTGGAGAACTCGCGCAAGCCGGACGTTATCCGCGAAAAACTGGTTCAGTTGCTTGGCGATGTGCCGCGCATTGAGTTATTCGCCCGTCAGTCGTCGCATGGCTTCGATGTTTGGGGGAATCAGTGTGATGGTGCGGCGGTTGAACTGCTGCCAGGCTGTGCGATTGAGATTTCCTAATGCAGACAGAATAATTCTGCTTACCCAATCCTACGCCTCATCATCCGCATGAATTGGCGATCAGGGTTGACGGGCAGATGCGACGGGACTTAGGATTGTCAAAACTTTTCGTTTGGCATACCTATGGAACCAAGAAAGTCATTTATACCCGAACCACTTTTCCTCATCTTCGTTGTGTTATCATGCATTTCGTTGATAAGTATCATGATGGGATGGCTGAAACCCAACCCGATAATACTCATAGGCGGCATTATCGTTATTGGTGCGTTCTTATGGGAACAGACCATGAAAAGATTCAAATCCTGATTTCACCAATCCTCATAAATCAAAATAAGCCCGTAAGGGCTTTTTTGTCAGCAATTTCGTCTTTCAGCAAGTCTATCCCATTCGAATTGTGAATCTTTTAAGCCAGAAATAGTCTTCACATTATCTTTTCTTTTCATACATCCCGCTGGCGGCTTTATTTTTGCTGCTGCCACACCTCAAACTTCGACGGGGAGAACGGCACCAGATCGGTGTGTTCCCCGTTAATCCAGGCATCAACCATATCCGCCCACTGCTGCAACATGTAGGCGCGCTGCCTGGCATACTCCGCTTTGTTATACACCGCACGCACTCCCTTCTGTTCATGCGCCAGCGCCTTTTCAATCCAGTCTGATGGATAACCAGCTTCATGCAGCAGAGTGCTGGCTGTTCGGCGAAGGTCATGCACGGTGAAGCCATGTATCTTCTCGTCGTCTTTGTTTATGGCCTCCACCGTCCTGTCTATCAGCGAGTTCAGCGCGGCGTTCGATAATGGCTTGCGGAAGTTGTAGCGCCCAGGAACCAGGTATTCACTGCCGCCTGCACACATCTGCAACCCCACCAGCAAATCCTGAGCCTGCTTCGGAAGATAAATCACATGCGCGCGCCCAGCTTTCATCCGGTCAACAGGGATCGTCCATGTCCACTTCGTGAAATCGATCTCTGACCACGTTGCGGAAATAAACTCATTTTTGCGAACCATCGTCAGCAGCACCAGCTTTATCGCCATCTTCATGGTTCCCATTGCTCCGACATCGTCCAGTGCGCGAAAGAAAATACCGACCTCTTCCGGCGACAGCGTGCGCTCACGCGGCTTAAACATGGCTATTGATGAAGGCTTAATGTCAGCAGCCGGATTAAACAGGCCGTGACCTCGGTCATTGGCATAACGGTATACGCTGCTGATTATCTCTCTGGCCTGCACTGCTGTAGCCCGGCCACCACGTTCAACAATGCGATCGCACAGGTCACGAACCATGCCGGTGGTTATCTCAGCCATCATCTTGTTACCCAGAACCGGCATGATATCGCGTTCGATAACGGCCTGTTTCATTGCCCGGGTACTGTCAGCCAGAATGACGTGCTTCATATAGCTGTCGGTATGTACCGCGAATGTCTCAGCCCCGCGTATCTTTTTGATACCGTCACGTTTAGCCGCAGCAGGCGAGTGGCCTGACTTCAGCAGCTTCTTTGCAGCAATGAGTTCTTCGCGTGCTTCTGCCAGGCTGATACCGTCACGACCATACTGACCAATGACCAGAGTTTCCCGTCGTCCGTTAATGCGGTAGTCGTACCGGAACGAGACAGAGCCGGAAGTAAGCACAGCGACATACAGCCCATCACGATCAGAAACCTTATACAGTTTGTCCTGCGGTTTGAGGTTTTTTAATTTGGTATCAGTAAGCAC